ATTACAGGACAACTGAAGCCCTGTATGTAGCCAACAAATACAAGAAAGATACCTTCTGGATTCCTTGGTCGTTTGACTTCCGAGGAAGGGTATATCCAATTCCCACAAGCCTCAGTCCTCAAGGAACAGACTTCGACAAGAGTCTTATTTACTTTATGGAAGAGGGACCAGTTAATGAGTGGTGGTTAGCCTTTCAGGTTGCTACTACTTATGGACTGGACAAGGCTCCTATGAATGAAAGAATAACATGGGTCAATAATAACCATGAATTCTTGAGTCGAATTGCTGATGATCCTGAGGGAACAATCTCTGAGTGGTCAACAGTGGAGGAACCTTGGTGTTTTATTGCTGCTGTGTTGGAGTATGATCAATGTGTCATCAAGGGAACTAAGAAGACTTCTGGTCTTCCTGTGTCTGTTGATGCTACTTGTTCTGGTCTACAACATTTGTCAGCATTGGCATTGGATCGGACTGCTGCTGAAATGGTTAATGTTGTTCCCACTGACAAACCTTCTGACGGGTATAAGATTGTCGCGGAGAAGGCTAAGGAAATTCTTCCTAAGCATCTTCATCCGTTAATAACAAGAAAGGTAACAAAGAGAACTGTTATGACGACTCCTTATGGTGTCACAGAAAACAGTGCTCGTGATTACATCCGTCAGGAACTCAAGGGCATTGAACTTGAGAAGGGTGAGTTACAAAAGATAGTTAAGTCTATCTACCGTTATGGTGTGAGGAAAGTATTTGATGGTCCTTGTCGATCAATGGAGTTTATCCAGAAGGTTGCTGGAGAACGCATCAAATCAGGAGCAACAACACTTGAGTGGGTCACTCCGTCTGGATTCCCAGTTGTTCAGGAGTATCGACGCAACGAAGCAGAAACTATTAACACCAAACTGCTTGGTCAACGAGTTCGATGTGAACTTCTGAAGGATTGGGAAGAAAGAACAATTGATCTACAAAAGGCAAAGACAGCAGCCAGCCCAAATCTTATTCACAGCCTGGATGCAGCCCTGCTTCATCTTGTATTTGCGGAATGGTGTGCCCCATTTACAGTGATACATGACTGTGTGCTTGGTCGTTCCTGCGACATGGACGACATGGGCAGTGCGATCAGGGACAAGTTCATCGAGATCTACTCACAGCCGATTCTTAAGGATTGGTCCACACAGTTGGGGGTTGACTTTGATGAGAGTGTCATGTTGAATACCCTTGACATCAATGATGTCCAACAATCCGCTTACTTCTTTTGCTGATGGATTATTTGATTGATGACGTTGCCAAGCGTCTGGGCATTCACCCCTCCGTAGTGGAAAACTATGAAGAGGAGTGGCAAGCACAGCAGACCAATGAAGATGACGATTTCATTACCGAATCTTTCACTGACTTCATTTGTCGCACCTTTGCTGAATGTAGCTTTCTTATGACAGCTCTGGAAGGAGAGGATGCAGTAGGTTGTCTTGAGTCTTATGACGAGGCATACAACAACATTGAGAACATCCTCCTTAATGACTGACACCGATTCCATGTTGATGGATTTCATTATTCCATCTGATGCTTATGCCCTTGAGTTGGCTGAGCAATTCAACATTGAGTATGGATTACGTTGGGTGCCTGAGTACGTCCAGTATTTGGCTACCAAGTGTGATCTACTCTTGGATGACAATCTGATTGATCATCTTTCCCTATTCGCTACCCACGAACAAATCACCAACAATGTCTGACACCCGCTTTATTATCACCACAAGCCTCGAAGGCTACATCAACGCACTGGTTCCTTCTGGTAAGTTCAATAACTGTACCATTGGGTTCCGTATTCCTGAGGAGGAACTGTCTAAGTTCGATGCTGCGTATGAGCAGGCCCTTGAGTGGGGCAAGAACAAAATGGCAGGCAAACGGTTCTCTGCTGAACTCCCAAAGTGGGATGAAAATGGTTACGTCAAGGTTTCGTATGGTGGGGAAAGCACCTCGCCTATGTTCCCTTGGGTTGACACGGATGGGGTGCCTATTGATCTTGATACTCAGATCTGGAAGGGCACTGTTGTTAAACTGATCATCGACCTTAAGCCTTATGTCTTCGGACCGAAAGTTGGCTGTTCCCTCAAGGTACGAGGAGCACAGATTCTCAAGCTGGTTAGCGGGGGAGGTTCTGATAGCGGCGGCCTTGATGAAGATAGCGTGGCGGCGCTCTTTGGTAAGACAGAAGGTTTTAAATCTGGTAGCCCCAGTTTTGAACCTGCTGAAGATCCAGGCCAGGGCCCGGTAGGTTACGATGAAGACGACGTTCCCTTCTGATCATGGACAAGTACGCCATTCTTGAACGGATTGCTGACCTTGAGGAGGAGCTGTTGATGTATGATTATACCGAACCCAAACGGTATGAGATTGATCGTCAGATCCAGAACCTTGAGGACTGGTTAGAAGATCTAAGGGTACGTTAATGACTGTTTACCGTAGCCGCCTCGAAGAGAAGTTGGCTCGGTGGTTCGAACTGAATGGGCACCAGTTTGAATATGAAACGCTCAAGTTAAACTACACATTGTCAGCAGTCTATACTCCTGACTTTATCTTGCCCAATGGAGTTATATTGGAAGCCAAAGGTTATTTCAAACCAGAAGATCGAAGGAAGATGCTTGCCGTAAAGAAGCAGCATCCTAAGCTTGATATTCGATTGGTCTTCCAAGCTCCAGGTAATACGCTCACAAAGACCAGCAAAACTACCTACGCCAAGTGGGCAGAGAAGAATGGTTTTTTGTGGGCACCATCTCACGCTATTCCACTTGATTGGTTCGATGAAAACTAAAGAAGATATTCTCGCCACTCTTGGTGAGCATTTTTCTGACACCTTGGTTACATGTATTGATTACATCCACACAAAGGATGTTAGTCCTGAGGATGTTGCCAAGGTAATCGTTGATGAACTTGATGATTGGTTGGCATACCACGCATCCATGACTAATGCTGCTGAGGCAATCCGACATGCGCTCCGAGAGCGAGTTTCTTAGGCACGAACCATGTCCTAGTTGTGGTAGTAGTGATGCCCTTGCTCGTTATACTGACGGACACGGGCATTGCTTTTCCTGCCTCCACTATGAACATGGTGACGACACCACACCGCTGCCCACCACCACCACAAACAAAAGGCTCATGGACTTTACTGGGGACTTTGTTCCTCTCAAGGGTAGAAACCTAAGGGAAGATACCTTAAAGAAGTTCAACGTTCGGTATGACCACGACACCAAAACCATTAGGTTCCCTTATTACTCACAGGCTGGCCAGTTGGTTGGATTCAAGAGTAGGGACACCGACAAGGACTTTAGGTGGACGGGTAAGAACGACGATCATGCCCTGTTTGGACAACAACTATGGGGTCGTGGCAAGGAGATTGTTATCACTGAGGGTGAGTTAGATTGCCTGAGTGTGTTTCAACTCCGCCCCACCTGGCCGGTAGTTAGCCTTCCAAACGGCGCTGCTGGTGCCAAGAAGGCCCTCCAACACCAGTTAAAGTGGCTGATGGGGTTTGAATCAATCATCCTCTTCTTTGATAATGATGATGCTGGACAACAGGCAGCACAAGACTGTGCAAGTTTGTTCCCACATGATCGACTATTCATTGCCCGACTTGATTCCTACAAGGATGCTAATGAAGCTCTTATTGCCAAGGACTACGAAGCAATCAACTCTGCTGTCCTATGGAACAAGAAACCATTTAGTCCGAAGACCGTCATTGATGGACGAGACCTCTTTACCCTCGCAACTCGGCCTCTTCATGGTCGGGATGCTAATTGGCCCTTTACTGCTCTTGACGGCCTCACTAGTGGTCTTAGAAGGGGCGAATTGGTCACGATCACAGCCGGATCAGGGGTGGGTAAATCGACCTTCTGCGGTGAGATAGCTCAATCACTTGTCGATCAAGGCGAGAAGGTTGGTTACATTGCCCTGGAGGAGAGTCTTCAACGCACTGCTCTACGGTTGATGTCGGTCAAAGCCAACAAACCACTTCATCTAAACAATGAACTGCCTGAGGAAGATCTTAAGAGGGCTTTTGATGCTTCTTTGGGCACCGGTAGCGTATATCTACGTGATGGCTTTGGGTCTGTGGATCCTGACAGCATTCTTAGCGATTGTCGTTTTATGGCCCTTGCCAAAGAAGTTGGTTGGATTATTCTGGACCACCTATCTATTCTTATGTCCGGCAATGAGAGTCATGACGAACGTAAGCTCATTGATGTAACCATGACCAAGCTCCGTTCCTTTGTGGAGGAGACTGGCATTGGGATGCTGCTCATCAGCCACCTGAAGCGCCCTCAAGGCGACAAGGGGCACGAGGATGGCCAACAGGTCAGCCTAGGCCAGCTACGGGGCAGCCACAGCATCGTTCAGCTATCGGACATGGTGATTGCCCTTGAGCGGAACCTCTCTGCCGGGGATAACATGGCCAACATCCGAGTCCTAAAGAACCGTTTCAACGGGCAGACAGGACAGGCTGGAACCATTGCGTTTAACGGATCTACTGGTAGAATGACGGAAGACCTCACCACTGCCTTCAAACCCACCACCCAAAACAATGACGATGACTATGAATGTGGATTCTGATGAGGTTTGTATTACGTGTGGATGGAACGTTTTCATTTACAGTGAAATGATTCCTGGTGGTTGGTTCTGCGAGGAATGCGGCACACCATCCGCCAAGACACAAGAACTTCTCGACCGGGAAGAACCCGGCAATTGGTCATGACTAACCCCATCACCCCACCGCCTGAGCTGGTGCAGCAGTGGTTGTGCTCAGACGACTACCCATGTGGTCCACTTGAGCAGACGTCCATTACCATCACGACCAACCGGCTCCAGAACATCGCCGCCAATGCCGCCCAATGGGGCGCCGACCAGGAGCTACTGGCTTGCGGAAATTACCTCAAGCAATGTGCTCAGTGGGAAGAGGAAGACGTGACTGAGTTCTACAACTACCGCCGGCCTGGGCAGCCGAGCTTGAAGGAGCAGGCGTTGAAAGCATTGGACGATATTTCAATTGCTTCGTTTGAACAAGACGCAGCAAACATCATCCGCCGCGCCCTGGAGGCCCTGCCCAAATGAAATTACTCTTCGACATTGAAACCAACGGTCTGCCCCGCCAGGGGCTTGATCACATCCACTGTATCGTTATCAAAGACATTGATACCGAACAAACCCTCCGCTTTAATGACACTGGTCTTAGTGACTCTGTAACCAATGGTATTACCCTTCTCCAAGAGGCTGATGTTCTCATCGGTCATAATATTGTTGGCTTTGACATACCCGTTATTGAAAGCATCTACCCGTTCTTCAAAACCAAAGCCACCCTATTCGACACGTTGATCCTTAGCAGGATGTTCTTTCCCGACATCCTAAACAGGGACTTTCGCAAGAAGCCAATCGGAATGCCAACAAAGTTATTCGGTAGGCATTCTCTTGAATCTTGGGGTTATCGTCTTGGTGATTACAAGGGTGAGTTTGGTAAGCAAACGGACTGGGCTTCCTGGTCTCAAGAAATGGAAGACTATTGTGAGCAAGATGTTCACGTTGTCGGATCACTCTTCAAGTTATTTGAGGGCAAGGGAATTGCCGACTACGAAGATTCCATTCGCCTTGAACATAACCTAGCCACAATCATGGCTAAGCAGGAAGTATCCGGCTGGCCCTTTGATGTTGTTGCGGCTCAGAAGTTGGAAGCCACTCTCCGAACAGAGATGGACCAACTAGCAGACAAGATGCGGGAAACGTTTCCGTATGTTGACGGGGGACAGATGATTCCCAAACGTCCCAACCAAACCCGTGGCTACATCAAGGATGCTGCCTTTACCAAACTCAAAGAGTTCAATCCCACAAGCCGCGACCACATCGGCTGGGCATTCATGACTTGGAGGGAATGGAAACCAGAAGTCTTTACTGACACTGGCCGCCCAAAGATTGATGAAGGCATCCTTATGGGTATCGACACTCAGGAATCCCTGATCTTTGCCCGTATCCTTGAACTACAAAAGGCCCTTGGACAACTGTCTGATGGTGCTAATGCTTGGCTCAAAGTTGTTACCCGCAATGGACGAATCCACCATGTCTGTCAACTCGCTACCAACACAGGCCGTAATGCACACTCACGTCCCAATCTTGGGCAGACGAGCAGTGATCCGCGTTGTCGGGCGTTGTTCCTACCGGGTGAAGGCATGTCTCAAGTGGGTGCGGATGCTTCTGGCTTGGAACTTCGTATGCTTGGTCATTATCTTTCTTATTTTGATGGAGGGTCTTTTGCTGACGTTGTTGTCAATGGGGACATTCATCAACAGAATGCTGATCGAGTTGGCTGCTCACGCAAGGACGTTAAGACCTTGACGTATGCCTTTATCTACGGAGCATCTGATAAAAAGATCGGTACTTCCCTAGACAAGTCCCTAGATGATAGGAAGGCTGTGACTTTGGGAAAGGAGATCAGAAGAAAGTTTCTTGAGGCCATCCCTGGTCTGGAGGGGCTCCTGACTGCTGTCAACAAGAAAGCTGAGGGTGATGTGCTCAAGGGCCTTGATGGGCGTCCCATTCGCCTTCAGGGGAAGAGACACGCTGCCCTCAACTACCTACTCCAGAGTGCTGGGGCCATTGTTTGTAAACGGTGGAACGTCATCACTTACAATCAACTAACTGATCTTGGATACCAGTGGGGCATTGATTACCAATGGCTTGGATGGATCCACGATGAAATTCAACTCGCTGTTAAACCACACCTCATTAGTGATGCCAAGTTCCAACTCGAATGGGCAATCGTCCAGGCCGGAGAGTACTACAACCTCAAAGTCCCGCTTGCCTCTGAAGCAAAAAATGGCCTCTCGTGGGCAGACTGCCACTGACCTTCAATTGCGTGTTGACGCAGACTTCTATGCTTACCGCGCTTGTCAATCGGCTGAAACTGAACTTGATTGGGGGGATGACCTCATCACCATTGCTAGTAACTTCCGAGTTGTCCTCGACATCTTTGAAGGTGAACTCAATAACCTCCGAAAAAGGTTTGACACCAACAACGTCACCCTCTACTTCTCAGACTCCAAGAACTTCCGTAAGACTGTTTGTCCCGACTACAAGGGAAAACGCACTAAAAGGAAACCTGTGGGATACAAGCGACTCTTAGATTGGTGTGGTGCTAACTACAAGGTAGTGCGGTATCCAAACATCGAAGCAGACGATGCCCTTGGCCTTGAGTGTCACCTTGACCCTAGAGAGTTCATTCTTGTTAGCCCAGACAAGGACATGAAACAGATCGCTTGCCGGTTGTTTAATGGGGAAGAGGAGATCACTGTGACCCCAGAAGAGGCAGACTACTGGTTCTGGACACAGTGTCTAACTGGTGATCCAGTTGATGGATACAAAGGTGTGCCGGGTATTGGTGGTGTGGGTGCCAAGAAGATTCTGGATAAAGCAGAAAGCCCTTGGGAAGCTATCCTTGAATCTTATATCAAGGCTGGACAGACTGAGGATGATGCCATCCGCAATGCTCGCTTGGCACGGATCCTTCGGCCTGGAGAGTACAACTCAACAACGAAGGAACCTATCCTATGGACTCCACCTTTATTGGCTTAGATCTTGGCTTACTGTTGGCAATCATTTACATACTTGAACCCAACTTACCATACTATCTGAAGCTAAGGATAAGTGAACAATTTATCAACCTTAACCTACGAATCTATCAAGGAGTTTTTAGAGTCCGATTTTGGTATGACAAACAATCTCTACGACCGGGACCAGTGGGACGATTTTTACGAGACCTACAACTCAGACAAATCCAGCGAAGATACAGTGACTTATTCAAAGACCAACCCTAAGCACTACCAACATGGATCAATCCAGGTTTGGGATTTTATTGTGGATCAGCAGCTCGATTTTCTGGCTGGTAATGTCATTAAGTATCTCTGTCGTGCTGGCCGAAAGGATAAGGAGTCTACGCTTGACGACCTCCTCAAGGCTCAAGTATACCTCAACAAAAAAATTGAATCACTGACCGATGGAAACTCCTAAGCACCTGATTGAACAAGCGTTTGTCTTTCGACTTGCTGCTGAACAATCCATTGATCCAAATGATGAGCATACCCAAGAGATGCAAATGAC